GGCGTCTCCGACCGATATTTACGACATCACCACCACGGGCGCTGTAGGGGCTGCCGTCGTAAGTAGCTTGGGCTCCGGATACTGGCAGACGACCATGATGACCACGCCCGGCGGCGCGTTCCTTGTGCTGGCAAACGGCGTTAATTCGGTCCGCAACTACGACGGCACAAGCTGGACGACGCCCGCAATCACCAACGTCACAAGCTCGACGCTCAATTTCCCGTGCCTGCACAAGTCGCGCATCTGGTTCGTGCAGAACAATTCGACCAAGGCGTGGTATCTGCCGACTGCGAGCATTGCAGGCGCGGCCTCGTCATTCGAGTTGGGCGACACGTTCACGGACGGCGGCAAGCTGATCGCCATTGGCGCGGTTAGCCGGGACGGGGGCTCTGGCTCTGACGACTATCTGGCATTTGTGAGCAGCCACGGGCAGGTGGCAGTCTACCAGGGCGACGACCCGGCCTCTGCCAATACGTGGGCGCTGGTGGGCGTCTATAACGGCGCACCGCCCATCGGGAACCGCAGCACGGCGAACATCGGCGGCGACCTCGCCATCGTGACGGAGTCCGCCGTTGTCAGCACCCGGCAGCTTATGGCCGGTGGACAGGCGGCAGCGACGCGGCAGGCGATCACCAACCGGATCGACCAAGGCATCTTGGAAGCCTACACCAGTTACGGCGCGTTGACGGGCTGGTCTATGGCGTCCTACCCGCGCTCCCGTATGGCGCTCATCAACGTCCCGACCTCAAGCACAACGGCCTTTCAGTTTGTTGTGAACGTCCAGACAGGCGCGTGGGCGACCTACGGCAAGAGCGCGTCTCCGCTCAATGCAACGTGCTGGGGAATCTACAACGAGGACCCCTACTATGGCCGCAGCGACGGCACGGTCTACCGCGCGGAGTCGGGCTATTCCGACGGCACCGCTGGCATTTCGTGGCAGGTAAAGACCAGTTTCCAGACCTACGGCCGGTCCGGTGGCGTGTCACGAATGACCATGATTCGCCCGCTGTTCACGGCTGGCGGGCAGGTGGTCCCGGCAATCCGTATGAACGTGGACTATAGGAACGACCAGCCGCTATCGACTGACGCTTTCCCCCTGGCGGCGGGCGCGTCTGGTGGCGTGTGGGATACATCACAGTGGGATGTTGGCCTGTGGGGCGACGGCGCGAGCCCCTATAACAACTGGTACGCAGCCACCGGGATTGGCACCACGGCGTCTGTCCACATGGGCGGCCAAAGCAACGGCATTCAGGTCATTCTGAACGCATTCGACTTGAAGTACGAAGTCGGCCAGCGGGTGGCGCTCTAATGGCGATCATCCCCATTTTCCAGCCTAGCGAAGAACTGTTCCGGCGTGCTGTTGATGCCGTGCTGATAGGGGCGGGAATGGACGAAGCGGGCGCCTTCACGTCTGTCCGGCTCACGCCGATCACAACGGCAGAGAAGAACGCAATGGCCAACGTCAAAGGCACGCTCGTCTATGACGGCACCCTCAACAAGCTCTGCCAGAATACCGGGGCGGGCTGGGAAACTATCACCTCAACTTAGTGGAGGCGGAGTGTCGCACGAAGTACGCAAATGGAGCCTAAGAGAGCGTCTTGAGCGGCAAAGTTGGGCGCATATCACATGAGCCACACGATTTTCTTTCCGAGCAACGATGGCGAAAATCTAAAGCTTCTGGAGTGGGCGGCCCATCGCATCCCGCATCTGACGCCCAGCCAGAGCATGAAGGCGGTTGGCGTCGTGGGCGGCGGCGATCTGACTTTCCCGCTCCTGGCGGTGTGCATCTATCACAATTACACGGCGCCGCGAGAGATCGACGGCAAGACGTGGTACGGCACCTGTGAGATTTCATTCGCGGCGGCGAGCCCGAAATGGGCAACCCGTCGCACAATTTCGACCTTGTTGAGCATACCGTTTCTACAGTATGCTTGTAGAAAGGTAGTGACGGCTACTCCCTCCACGAACAAGCGGGCGCTCCGCTTCAACGAAGGGATCGGCCTGAAGCCGGAAGGGACGCTACGGCATCAATATGCCAAGGGCGTTCATGCCTGCATTTGCGGAATGACGAAGTCGGAGTTTGAGGCCCGGTGGAGAAATCCACGCCCCAAGGTCCGTCGTCCAACCGGAACGCAGGCATATGGGCAGCAAGAGCGCATCAGCACCCCCGGCCCCTGATCCTAAGTACGTCTCGCAGCAGCAGACGCAGAGCAACGTCAACACGGCGGTTGCTAACGCTTACCTGAACCGCGTCAACCAGTACGGGCCGGACGGGTCGAAAACCTATGCCGTGACGGGCTCGCAGGACGTGGGCGGAACGAACGTTCCGCTTTGGTCGGAAACGACGCAGCTAAGCCCCGGCCAACAGAAGATTTACGACAGCCAACAGCAGTTGACGCAAGGCACGTCGGATCTGGCCAACCAGTATGTCGGCCGGATTGGCGAAGCCACGTCCAAGCCCTACAGTTATGACGGGCTTGCCCCGGCGCCGACCTACAACGAGGACTATCGTCGGCAGCAGCTGCAGGCCATCCAGGACCGCAACGCGCCGCAGATGCAGCGCGACCGGGACGCCCTGAACCAGCGGCTTGCCAACCAGGGAATTTCCCTAGGCACCGACGCCTGGAGGGCCGCGCAGGACGATTACAGCCGCTCTGTAAACGACTTCAGGCTTGGTGCCGATGTGCAGGCGGGCAACGCCGCCGCGCAGCAGTACGGGCTTGAGAGCAACACCCGCGACCGCGCCATACAGGAGATGACGGCGCTACGGACGCAGCCGATCAACGAGGTGGCGGCCCTGATGGGCACCGGGACGGGCGTGCAGCAGCCGCAATTCAGTCAGGTCGCACAGACGCAGGTCGCGCCGACGGACGTAAGCGGGAACTATTGGAACGCCTACCAAGGCCAGCTTGCCCAACAGAAGATGCAGCAGCAGAGTTCCGACGCCACCACGGGCGGCTTGTTTGGCTTGGGCGGCACGGCGCTCTCGGCTGGCCTGAAGTACGGCCTCCCGCTCCTGATGGCCGGTTCCGACATTCGCATGAAGGACAACGTGCGCCGCGTTGGCTACACCGACGACGGCCAGCCGCTTTACTTCTTCACCTACAAGCACGACCCCGGCACGCCTCACGTCGGCCTGATGGCGCAGGACGTAGAGAAGATCCGGCCGGATGCCGTGGTCGAAATCGACGGCATGAAATACGTCGATTACGGGAAGGCGCTGCCGTGAGCGCGCTAGTAGCGGATCACTGTGCCGCCGCCCACGGGCTGGTAAACGGCCGGACCGTCGCCGCCGCTCACCATGCGGGCGTAATTCCGGCGCCACTCCGCATCAATGTCCTCGCGGGCGCGGGCCATGACAAGCCGGCCTTCGGCTTCGGTCATCTTGCCGGCCGCAACCTGCTCGTTCACGACGCCCTGAAGCGCGGACAGCTTCTCTTTCTGAACCGTTGTCGGACCACCGCAGGCGGCCACCAGAAGCGCGAGCGCAAGCACAATTCCAAGTCGCATATTCGTCTCCTGCCCCGCGCAAGGGTAACAGCCGCCGCCGCCGGGCGGAAGGGGGCCGCATGAGCTTTGCGCCGGAGGATAACAACCTCGCCTATACCATCGCCGGAATCGGGCGGAAACGCGACCCCTACGCTGATCGCCGCACGTTCGCCCAGCGTCTCATTGCCCAAGGAACGGACACCAGCCCCATTCAATCCCCCTGGCAGGGCGTAGCGCGTCTCGCACAGGCGGTAATGGGCGGCTTTGATAGCTACGCCGCCGACCGGGACGAGAAGAAGGCCACCGAGGACCGCAACACCAAGCTCGCCGCCGTCATGGCGGAGCCCGATCCGACCAAGCGCATTGGCCTTATCAACGCACTCGACCCGGAGTTGGGCGTGCGGCTTTCGGGCCAAATGGCGCTTGACCAAGCAAAGGCCAAGGCCCAGCGCGAGGGCCTGCAGACTGCCGCCGGTAGCTTTGGATCGAGCTATGGCATGTCGTCCGCGCCGCCGTCAGGTGGCTATCAGGGCACGTTGGGCGGCTTCGAGAGCGGAAACAACCCGAGGGCAGTCAATCCGCAGTCCGGCGCTGGCGGGGAATTCCAGTTCATGCCGCAGACGTGGGCCGAGGTGCGCGCCAAGCATCCCGACTTGCAACTGCCGGAAACCCCGATGCAGGCCAGCCCGCAACAGCAGGCGGCGGCGGAAGCGCGGTTCCGCGATAGCAACGCGCGGACACTTCAGGGTGCCGGAATTCCCCCGACCCCGGCGAATCTTTACCTCGCCCATCGCGCAGGCGCACAGGGCGCGCAGACGCTCCTGAAGGCCGATCCGAACGCGCCAATGGCCGCCGTCGTGCCGCCCGCCTGGATCGCGCAGAACCCCGACATGCAGGGCAAGACTGTCGGCCAGTTTGTCCAGATGGCGCAGCAGCGGTTCCCCGGTGGCGGACAGCCTGCGCAGTCGGTCAACGTCCAAGCAACGCCGCCGGGTGGTGGTGGCCAGCCCCTCACCATCAACATGCCCGGCCCCGGTGGGATGCCGCAGGGCTCGGCTGATGGAAGGCCGCCGGCCCCGTCTCCGCAGGGCCTGCCATCCCCGGTTATGACGGCACAGGCCCCGCCGCAGGCTCCGGCCATTCCGGACGTGCCGCGCCCGCGCCCGACGCCGCAGATGATCGAGCAATATCAGCAGCGTTTTGCGTCTGGCGAATTTGGGGACGATCCGCGCGTTGCGCTGCCGCGAGCCCGCGCGGCTTTGGAAGCCGAGATTGATCGCGATTGGAGCGTCTTGCGCGACCGCGCCAAGATGCAGTTTGGCCAGCAGACGACGGACTATGCCGACCAGCGCCGCGCCCAGCGTGAAGCCGAGAAGGACGAGCGAACCCGCAACCTGCCCAGCCGGACAGAACTTGAGAAGCTGCACACGGCTCGCACAGAGGCGGTAACGATTGCCTCCTCTCTCAACGATTTCCAGCGCGAATTCCAGAACACCGGAACATGGGGGGCGCTCAAGTCCGTTGTCGGCGCCACGACGCCCGTAAACACGGCCTATAACGCCGCCGCGCTTATGGCGAAGGGCGAGGCGCTGTTTAACCTTGGCGTCCTGAACGGCCCCGATCTGGAGATTATCCGGCGCACGTTGCCGGACCCCTCAACGCCTAAGGGCGCGATGACTTCCAACCAGGACATGAGCGCCGCCGTTGGCAAGGTCATCGACCTTTTGCAGACGCGCCTTGCCTCGCGTGAAAAGCAACTCGGCTTGCCCGTGACAGACGTTCGCGGCGCGGCCAATGACCTGCGCGCGACTATGCCCGGCGGCCCGACGCAGCAGCCCACGGGCGGCCCGATTGCGCCCGGTGCCATCGAGGATGGCTACCGCTTCAGGGGCGGCAACCCGGCCGACAAGAACAATTGGGAGCGCGTCCAGTGAGCGGCCCCTGGGAACGCTACGCCGCTCCAGAATCGGGGCCGTGGGCCAAATATGCCGTGCCGGAGGAGCCGCCGACCTCCGCGCCGCGCCTTGTCGGACAGGTTGCACAGAACACAAACGACGCCATCGCCTCGACCGTGGGGGCGCCGGTTGACCTCGTGGCCGCTGGGCTGCGGCAAGTCGGCGTTCCCGTGGACAAGCCCTTTGGCGGCTCGGAAAGCATCAAGAGCGGGATCGACTACGTCGCTACGCTGCCGGGCCGCGTCTCGGATGCCGTGTCGCAGCGCAGCATGGGGCCGCTGACGGAAGATCGCACGTCGCGCTTTGCGCCGCAAAACCTGTCGGAAAAGATCGCCGCAGGCGTGGGTCAGGGCGTCGGCACCGTGGCGTCAACGCTTCTACCGGCCGGTGCGATTGCCCGAACCGCTACACCAACGATTGCCGCACAAGTCCAACCGTTGGCCGGAGGAACCGCGCGAGTAGCCGGACAGATGGGCGTTTCCGTCGCTTCCCCGACAATGACGCAGGGGCTTGCCAAGACGCTTGCGTCGCAGCCCGTGACGCAGCTTGCTTCTGGCGTTGCCGGCGGCGCCACGACAGGCGCAACCGATAGCCCCATGCTTGGCTTGCTTGCGAGCCTTGCCGTTCCGGTGGGTGCCTCGATTGGGCGCGGCATCATCTCGCCCACTACCAACACGTTGAGCGAAGCGGAAAAGCGCATTGTTGAAACCGCGCGCCGTGAAGGCGTGCCGCTCACTCCCTCACAGGAAACCGGCAGCAAGACGCTGCGGACCCTGGAGGAGACGATGGCGAAGCTGCCCCTGTCGGGCGGCCCCATGAACAAGACTTACGACAAGCAGCGGGCGGCCTTGAATGAGGCGATCATGGCGCGAACTGGCACGGCGGCAAAGGACGCTTCGCCGGAGACGTTAACGCAGGTTGCCAAGACGCTGGGCGGGCAGTTTGACGACCTTGCGGCGCGAACCACGCTCAAACCGGACCAGCGATTTGCCGACGATGTGCTGAAAGTCGCAACCGACTATGGGCGCCGGCTCGAAACCGACGTAGCCCCGGTTTTCAAATCCTACATGGATGATCTGCAGCCGGTCATTGACGCGGTTGCGGCGGGGCAAAACCCGGCTATCGCGGGCGAAACCTACAAGCAGATTCGCAGCGACCTTGCGCGCCGGGTCCGCTCCACCAGCAATGGCGAACTGAAACAGGCCCTTTCGGCTTTGGGAACGGCTCTCGACGATGCCGTAGAGCGCAGCGCGTCGCCGGATCTCCTGAAAGAGTGGCAGACGCTTCGCAAGCAATACGCGGCCTACAAGACCGTGGACAAGGCTATGGCGACCGGCCGGCAGGCGGACCGCGTGACCGGCGACGTTCCGCTTGGGGCTTTCTCCAGTGCGGTGCGGGCTGGCGACCGTGAAGGCTTCGCCCGCGCTCGTGGCCAATATGGCGAGCTGTCCAAGCTGGCCGATTTCCTTGCGCCCAAGATCCCCGACAGCGGCACGGCAACGCGCGGCGTGACGGCAAATCTTCTCAGCGGTGGCGCGCTGGCGGCTGGCGCTGGCGGGCTTGGGGCTTCAATGGGCACAGCTGCGGCTGCGGCTGCGGCTCCCTGGCTGACGTCGCTGGCCTACAACACACCGGCCGCGCGGGCCTATCTCACAAACCAGATCGCGGGCCGGACCGATCTTGCGGGCCTGTATGGAGCCGAGGCGCTTCGCCGGGCGATTGAATCAAGTCGGGGCGAGGGAGAACCGACCGCCCTTGCTCGCGCGATGATGCAAGCCAACGAACGACGGGCCGGAGCCGCACGATGACGACCGTGCAGGCATACGCGGCCCCGACGCCGGACAGGATCACGCCAAGAAACCACGCCTGCGGCGTAAGCAGCGGGTCTTGCCCAACCGTGCGGTCGAATACCCACGCGGCCAGCACTGAAACGACAAATTGCAGGGCGTACACCGCCGCATCTTACAGCGAGGAGTGCCACGGTGGCTAGGAATGGCTCTGGGACGTATTCCCTTCCGCAACCGCCCTTTGTGGCTGGCACGACCATTGCGTCAAGCGCGGTCAATTCCGACTTTTCGGACATCGCAGCCGCGCTAACGCAGTCCATTTCGAAGGATGGACAGACGGTCTACACCGGCAACCAGCCGATGGGCGGCAACAAGCTTACTGGCTTGGGTGCGGGCTCGGCGCTGACTGATAGCGTGCGACTGTCGCAGGTTGCCGATGGTGCGATCAACTACGGCGGCACGGCAGGCGGCACGGCGGACGCGCTCACCCTGGCGCCGGTTCCGGGCATCACGGCCTATGCGGTCGGGCAGACCTTCACCTTTAAGGCGGCCTCCACGAACACGACCGCTGTCACGGTCAATGTCAGTTCTGTAGGGGCGGGCTCTCTCGTCTGGCCTGACGGCACGGCGCTGGCTGCGGGCGATATTGTCTCTGGCGGCATCTACGAAGTCGCGGTTTCTGCCACAACGCCGGTTTTCCATCTACAAAACAGCGCCAAGCCTCCGCTGTCCCGCACGGGCGGCACGATGACCGGCACGCTCACGATGAGCGGCGCGGCGATCAACAGCGCGGTACGGGTGGACGTGGCGAGCGCCACCACATGCGACATCGGCGGGGCTGCTTCTAACTATGTCCGCATCACCGGGACGACCACCATCACCGGGCTTGGCACGATTGCCTCGGGCGTCTATCGCGACGTGGTTTTTGCCGCCGCGCTGACGCTCACGCACAACGCCACGTCGCTGATCCTGCAAACCGGAGCCAACATTACGACGGTAGCCGGCGACACGGCTGGCTTTATCTCTGAAGGTTCTGGCAACTGGCGTTGCCTTTGGTATCAGCGGGCCAGTGGACAGCCGCTGTCGGTGGCGCCGAGCGGATACGTGGCAACAAACTCGTCGGTAACGTCGGTCGCGGCTGCATATAGCTCGCCAATGACTATCACCGAAGGAACGCAACTTTTCTCGTATGCCTACACCGGCCGTAACGGAAATACGCTTTTGATCGCGGTCGATGTGGCCGCTTGCTACGGCCAGAATTCATCTGTTGCCGTCAGCATATTTATCAACGGCGCCACGAACGCTGTAGCAACCTCCATAGTCACGTTCCCCAATCTAGCAGCCGCCGGCTATCCCAATAGGGTGCTTTATTCTCTTGTGTCGCCCGGCACCGCAACAACCGTTGAGGCTCGCGTGGCAGGCTTTCCAATAAGCCTTGGAACCGCCGTGTTGAGTATCTCGGAGTTCTTAGCGTGACCCCAGCCAACCACAACATCCGCGTCTACGCCTAGAAGGAGGGCCATACAATGCCCGTTGAACAGATTGCCGGCCAGTATCAGGCCACCCCGCAGACCTTTGGAGATGGTGGAACAATCGCCGTTCAGGTCGATGCAAGCGGAAACCTCAAAGTGGTTGGGGCTGGCTTTATTCCTGTCGGCATCACGACCAAAACCACGACATTGGTAAAGACCGGCGCAGGCGTGATTGGAGACATCACGATTAACGCAACCGGCTCGGCCGACACAATTACCGTCTATGACGCGCTGACGGCTACAGGAACGCCGCTGGCGACCATCACAGCGCCAACCGTGGGCATGAAGTTCTGCGAATTGTATCAATTCACCGTAGGGCTTTGCATTGTCACGGGCGGAACGACGGCCGGCAATTACACGGTGTCATACCAGTGAGCCTTCGCCGTAAACTAATTTGGGCGGGAGGCACCCGAGGGTCGGCCGCAACCGAAACGCTCTATATCGTCTTGTTTGACGGACAGAGTAATTCCGTTGGCGCTTGTGGCAACGGCGAAGGCGGCGTTGTGGCAACACCCGATCCGCTGTCGCCCGGCGGCTTGATGTTTAACGGCACGAAGGTTGGAGACGCGACGCTTTCAACCGGCCCCGGCGCACCTCGCAATCAAAACCTTTACGATTGGTCGAATACTACGGGGTTTGAGGCATCAAGGGAGGTGTCCTATAACGCGCAAGGCCAGACATGGCAGACCGATTTCATGCACGGCGTCCGGATGCTGTCAGAAGAGCGTGGGCTGGGCATCAATCACATTTTCTGCCACGCCATCGGCGCAGGCGGCCAGACGATTGCCGAACTCAATCCCCCGTCGAACGCTTCCTTAAACGCCAAAGAGGCATTGCGTAGAGCCTGCCAGTACGCCCGCGCCAACGGATGGAATGTCGATATTACGATCTCCTGGAGCCAAGGAGAGGCGCAATATTCAAACACTGTTTCCGAATACAAAACCTCAATGCTGACGAGGATTGCCTTCTACAACGACGAAATGCTGCCCATTGCCCGGCAGTATTTCCCCAGCGCGGCCCCGTTTAAGATTTTGATTGAGCAGCTCTCCGTGCGCGGCTCTGCCGGCGGCACAGAGGGACTTAATACAGAAATCGGGCAGGCGACTTTGGAATTGTCGCTCGAAAACTCTCAAGTGTTTATGGGCATCCCGCAATACATCATCGACAAGGCGCCGGCCCCTGGGGTCGGTCCAGATGCGACGGATACCTACCACTTCGCTACCTTCCGCGCGGACGGCATCAACAAATCGTATGCCGGCAACTATCTTGCATATTCCTATGCTCACCTTATCGAAAACGGTTCGCTGCCCTTTGTGCGAATTGTGAAGTGCGAGACCAGCGACAACCGGAACTTCACCTGCACAGTTACAAGCAACCCGACAAGCCAAACCATCATTGAGATGGCATACCCGCCGTTACGGATTGATGGCAACGAGGTTGTTCCCACTATTGCCGGCGGCGGCTGCATGTTTGACGACGTGGCGGTTCAGTGCGACACGCCAGTTATCACTAGCGACACCTCTTTCACGTTTGGCACCAATCAAGCGCCCGTTCGCGGTTCCACCTTCCTCTATGCCTTGAGCCAGCCGGGGCAGACAAAACCCAACAGCAAGGGGAACCTGCGAGACAGTCGGCCCGGTTATGCGTGGGCGGACCCGACTTTGCCGTGTCCAAACTTCGCCATGAATACTTTCATGCCGATTACCTACAATGTGGGCGACAACCCCGAGGATGTAAGCGGGCTTGTGGCGTGGTTCCGGGCTGATACAGGCATCACCGAAAGTGGTGGCCGGGCGACCGCGTGGGCGGTTAAGTCCGGTTCCAGTTCTATTGCATTCCCAACGGCTGGCAAGCAGCCAATTGTGGACGCAACGGCTCTTAACAGCTTGCCGGGGCTATACTTTAATTCTGTCCGACAGGATTACGGCACATGGTCGGGCACGTTCCCTCCGGGCGATTGGACTGTGTTTTTTATCGGCCGCGAGGATTCAAGCGTTTCTGTCACGGGCAACAGCCACGTTTTTTCCACGATGAGCAGCGGCGCCGGCCGGCGGACATTTTATCTCAACTCAACGCAGGCGGCCACCAGCGTCATACAAGACAACGTCAGCACGGCAACGCGCATTAAAAGCAAAGCAACCGGCTACGTGGCTGGAACGTCGATCCTGTTTATGGCGCAGTCGTACAGCAACACGGGCGACCGATTAGTCTACGCCGCTAATTCTGGACAGGATTTTGATCCGTCATCAAGCGCGCTGACAGGAACCTATACGCCATCCAGTGCAATCAGCATTGGCACGACGAGCGGTAGCACGACCGGCAATCTGTCTGCCTGGATTGGCGACATCATTATCTACAACCGCCTGATGTACGGCAACGAATCGAACTTGATCGACTATCTGACGATCCAGAACTACGCGACGCAGCGTTACGGCTTTGCGCCCTTGTTAGATTAGGAACCTCACCACCACCGACCCAAAGGAGACCGGGAATGCCTGACGCGAGCCTGACCGCACCCGTCATTGCCAATTGGGGCGCGTTTGGCGTGATCCTGATTGCGTTGGCCGGTGCTGTCTGGATGCTCGCCAAGGCATTGATTGCCTCTTACGAGGCCCGCATCGGCGAAACAAAGACGCTGCTTCAGCAGCAGTCCGACAACATCCGCACCGTGACCGATTCGCTTAAAGATATGAAAACGACCCTAGACTTGGCGCTTGCGGCGCTGAAAGGGCGGCCGTGATGTTCTGGAAAAAGGCCAACACCGAACTGGAGGAATTGCGAAGGCAGGCGGCGGCTGCAGACAGGGAACGCGAGGCGGCCA